AACTGATGCGAAACGTCCACTGCGACAGTGCCGTCATCCTTTTGAAAGGAGCCGGAAAAGTCGCCACTAGCGACTCGCGGAAGCGAGTGCGCAGTGCCACTGATCGTCACTGACTGAGGTTCGGTAAACATTGGGCGTCGTCCCTTGACTTGGGTCGAAACCAGCGGATGCCGGTCTCGCAGGCAGGCCTTGCGGCCTTGAATCTCATGTTGAATTACATGAGATGCCCAGGAACCTTGGAAATCCCAAGAGCTCCTAGGATGCTCCACTGCCGGTCAGTATAACTGGCCGGGTCGGAGCCGAAACCGTAGGGCGATGCTCGGAACCGCTCCTTCCTAGTAACAATCCAGGAAGTTGTCCAGGGCCCTTTCCTACCCGAAAGGGTGGTGGGCCCATAGACGGAACAGGTATGTGTGGTCACGGTTGTGACCATCAGGTACCCGTAGCGGAGCACCAAACCGTCTGATGAAAGAGCAGTCGCGTTGGCGATATTATCGCCAAGGTTGACATTCCAATCAGACAGCCAACTCCACGGCGCAAGGTTCCAAAGTACCTCCGGAGTGATCCGGAGTCCGAGCAGCTTGTTAGCTTGCTGCTCGAAACGTGCTGCATCTTCAAAGAGGTTTCCCCCTTGCTGAAGATAGTACGTATACGCGCCTGAGAACCAAACCTGCCTTTCGGTGGTGATGGTCTCCTGCATGGAACCGAACGTGTTCTCACCTGTGAACAACGCATTGGTACCCGTCGAGTTAGAACAACACTCGATTCTTCCCGTTTTAAAGGGGAGCACCTCTACGTTGCGCTCAGGCGGAAAGGAATAGCTTCTCCGGATGTTCTTTCCGGAGTCTCGCTGGTACTGCCTAAGGAGTTTATTATGCTCCTTTATGGCATGTGCCGCGTTGATCACGTCCCTTATTAGGGGATTCCAGCCAAACTGAACTTGGAGATGCGAATCCGCGACGGTTTTGGTAACGCCGCGTTCCCGTATACTCTGCTTCAGTTTCGAAGGAGTCGAGCGAGTGTGAGGGAAACCCTCACGCTTCAACTCGGCGAGTCCAACTGCGAGTTCCGCTACTGGTGCTGTCGGACGTGTCGATGCTACAGCTCGAGGCCCATACCACCCTAAATCGGGCGGCGTGGCCTCGATGAACGTCGACGCGTTGCTGTGGTATGCAGGCACAGAGTAAACGTGCCCAGCATAATTTACGAGAGTTCCAGACCCAGCCCAGCCAGGTATCCAAACCTGTTCTGAGATAAAGTCTGGTACTACTTCTCTCTTAATTGAGAGAAACTCGTGTCCAGTGTCG